ATCTGTAAAGGCTTACGTTGACTCACAGGTTGCTTCAGCCGACACACTGGCAGAACTAACAGACACTAACATTACTTCACCCGCTGATGGCGCATTGTTGTTTTACGATACTGGTACTTCTACTTGGATTGATAACGTAGTATCAGGCGACATAACGATTGCTGACACAGGGGTATCTGCTATTGGGTCTGGTGTTATTGTCAACGATGACATCAACGCTAGTGCCGCTATAAGCGTTTCTAAGACAGCATTGGTGGATGGTACTGGTCTTACGCTTACTGGAGATACTCTGTCTGTAGACGCTTCTCAGACGCAGATAACAGCGGTAGGGACTATTGCTACAGGTACTTGGCAAGGCACGGCTATTGCAGATGCTTACGTTGCTGACAACCTGACTATCTCTGGTGGCACTGTAGACAACAGCGTTATTGGTGGCACTACAGCGGCGGCTGGTACGTTTACGGATCTGACAGCATCAGGCACGTTGACCCTTGGAGGTACAGCGGTAACGTCTACAGCGGCTGAAATAAATCTGTTAGGCGGTGTTACAGCTACAACCGCAGAGATTAACTACCTTGACATTACAACGCTTGGCACAACAGAAGCGTCAAAGGCTGTAACGGCAGATTCCAATGGCGTGGTTACATTTGATAACGGCGTGTCAGAAGAGTACACAGCGGTTACTTCTAGTAGTAATGCTACGACTGTAAACCTCCGTGATGGCACAAACTTTAGCCATACCCTTACAGAAAACACTACGTTTACGTTTAGCAACCCAGCCTCTAGCGGCAAGGTATCGTCGTTTACATTGAAGATCGTGCAGGACGCTAGTGCATCTGGTTACACGGTAACGTGGCCTACATCAGTAGATTGGCCTAGTGCTACAGCGCCTACGTTGACGGCTACGGCATCAGCTATTGATTACTTTGTATTTATTACCCATGACGGTGGTACAACTTGGTACGGGTTTACAGCGGGGCAAGCGTTCGGATGAGTCTAGCTTCTAGAAAGTTAATTCAGGCTACTGCTGGTGCGGCTGGTGCGGCTGACACTGGTGACGATGACTTTGCCAATGTTGTCCTGTTGTTAGACGGTGATGGTACTAGCGGTGATGACAACAACACCTTTACTGACTCGTCTACCAACGGCTTTACGGTTACTGAAAGTGGTGATGTAGTACAGGGTAGCTTTAGTCCGTATGGGGATAACTGGTCTGTTTACTTTGAAAACAACACGGCGTTTATGCAGTCGGACACCGGCATTGATGTTTCTACAGATAATTTCACTATAGAAATGTGGGTGTGGTCAACAGAAGCAGACGTAAGATTTTGTTCACAAAATAACACTGGAAGCACTAACTTTTATTTTGGAACTAATGAGGCTGGAAAATTAAAGTGGGATGTTCCTACAGGTACAAATGTAGTTTCTGCGGATTATGTTATGCCGTTGAATCAGTGGGTTCACGTTGCGGCAGTTCGTGAAGGAACAGGGTCAAACCAATTTAAAATGTACGCTGATGGGGTCTTGGTGGCCCAAGATACAGACAGTTCAGGCCACGGAACAGGAAGAAAAATAAACATAGCTGGAGGCAGGGGTAACTCTGCCAACTATGATGGTTACATTTCTAACTTTAGGTTTGTTGTAGGGTCTGCTGTTTACACGAGCGATTTTACGCCACCTACCGAACCGCTTACCAATATTACAAACACTAAGCTGTTGGCTTGTCAGTCAAATCGGTTTATTGACAACAGTGCAACAAATGACACGTTTACTTTAGATTTAGATACAGGCTTACCCAAAGTAACCCCGTTCAGTCCGTTCAAGGATGATGACGCAAGGGACATAACGACTGATGGTGGGTCTGGGTATTTTGATGGGTCTGGGGATTTTTTACGAACAAGCACTTCCTCTGTATCCATTGGGACTGGTGACTTTACGATGGAGGCTTGGGTTTATCCCGCAGTATCCTCGCAATCGGGCGTTATCTTAGACACAAGAAGCGGCTCGTTTAATAATAAACCAGTAATTAGCTATGTAAATTCTACATTTCGTTATTATGCGTCGTCTGCGGATAGAATTACAAGTGCGGCAAGTTATCCAGCAGGCGCTTGGTATCATTGCGTCGCTGTAAGAAACTCTGGAACAACCACGCTGTATGTAAACGGGGTGTCTCAAGGGACATATTCCGATAGCACTGACTACGGGACGATAACACGCTTTGAGGTTGGCGCTGATGATGACGGATCAGAAAATGCCTTCTTCAACGGAAACGTGTCGGATGCAAGGTTTGTTTCATCGGCAGTCTACACATCTGCATTTACTCCACCTACAGCACCCCTTAATGCAACAGCAGTCGAAGGTTCTGCTTATTCATTAAACAATGCGTCATACGAGTTTAAAAGTGTAAGTGTAACGAGCCAAGCCACAACGCCTACTGGCGTCCAGTTTAATTCTGATGGCACAAAGATGTATGTTATTGACTTTGATAACGATGACATATTTCAGTACAGCCTTAGCACTGCATTTGACGTTAGCACAGCATCATATGATTCTGTAAGTTTTGACGGATCATCGCAAGAAACAAAACCACAAGGTTTAGTATTTAGTCCAGACGGCACTAAAATGTATACGGTTGGACAAACGGCTGATAGCTTTTTTCAGTACAGCCTTAGCACTGCTTTTGATTTAAGCACTGTGTCTTATGCTTCAAAAAGTTTTAGCGTTGCATCTCAAGACCTTACTCCAACTGACTTGGCAATTAGTCCTGACGGAACCAAAATGTACATGATTGGTGTAACGTCAGATTCTATTTTTGAATATGACCTTAGTACCGCTTTTGATGTAAGCACAGCCAGCTACAACAGCGTTAGTTTAAGTTTGTCGGCTCAAGATACATCTCCTAGAGGATTACATTTTAACTCTGATGGCACAAAAATGTTTGTTGCTGGTGATAGCTCTAATTCTGTTCTTCAGTACACCCTGACAACAGGATTTGATTTAAGTACGGCCAGTTATGACAGCGTTAGTTTTTCCATAGGCAGTGAAGAAGGCACCCCAACAGCACTAACATTTAACGCTGATGGCACAAAGTTTTATATTCTTGGATCAGCAAACGATACTGTTTATCAGTACAGCGTATCTACTGTTTCGGCGTTAATGCTCAACTTCCAAGACGCTGGTATCTACGACCTCACAGGCATCAACAACATAGATACTGTAGGTGACGCTCAGATTGACACAGCCGTTAAAAAGTACGGCACGGGGTCATTGGAGTTTGATGGGTCTGGTGATTATTTAGAAGCCCCATACAACAAAGCGTATGCCTTCTCTGGAGACTTCACGGTAGAGTTTTGGATTTATTACATTTCTCATGTTGGTAGCTACACAGGAATTATTTGCTGTGCGAACACACACACTGGTTCTGGAGCGCCAACTGCCGGTTGGATTTTAAGTTTCTATTCAACGGGTGATGATCTTTTGTGGGAGATAGCAGGACAAGGAGGTTTCACTTCAACAAGCTCCCTTTCAAAGAATCAATGGGTGCATCTTGCTGTTGTTAGGAGCGGCTCAACGGTAACGCTGTACATGGACGGTGTTTCAGTCGGTTCAAAAACGCAATCAGGAACGGCTGACTCTGTTAGCTTTCCGCTCTTTGTAGGCAGGGGCAGATCAACTGTCAGCACTCCTTATTTTGAGGGGTACATAGACGACATCCGAATCACCAATGGCATAGCCAGATACACATCTAGCTTTACACCGCCTGATGCGGCACTACCCAAGTTTTAATAGGAGACAAATATGTTATTTGTTGAAGTGGCTACTGGAACGCCAAAAACAAAAGTCCAGCTTATTAACGAAAACAAGCATATGTCTCTGCCTTCGTCATGGACTGACGCAACGCTGGAAGCCTTGGGTGTAGCACGGGTAACAAAGACTGCGGCACCTGACGTTAGCGAATGGCAAGTGGCTGTCAAAGATGGCGTAGAGCAAGTCGATGGTGTATGGCAGGAGAAGTGGGTAACTCAAGAGATGTTTGTTGAGTACACAGGCGAAGACGAAGATGGCAATGCTGTTACCTACACTGTGCAGGATCAAAAGGACGCCAAGACTGCCGCTGACAATGCCGCCCTAGAGGCCACAGAACGAGCCACACGGGACGAACTGCTGAAGGCTACTGACCACTACGGGTTATCTGATGTAACCATGTCAGAAGCTATGACAACGTACAGACAGGCTCTACGGGACGTACCACAGCAAGAAGGGTTTCCACAGACTATCACATGGCCTACGAAGCCAGAGTAACCTATGGACCCCGTATCTTTGGTAGCAATGGCGTCTACTACGTTCAAGGGCGTACAGATACTTGTATCTAAAGGTGCCGAGATTGAACACGTAGCACAAAAGTTAGGACACTGGTACGGCTTAGTTTCTGACATAAAAGAAGCTGAGAAAGAAGCAGAGAATCCACCGCTGTTTAAAAAGTTGTTTGACGGTGACTCTGTAGAACAACAAGCACTCAACGCTGTTATAGCCAAGAAGAAGATAGAAGAGCAAGAGAAACAAGTAAGGGAACTAATTACTTGGGCATACGGAGTTGAGACGTACAAAGAGATGATGCAGATGCGTAAGGATATTAAAGCCAAGCGTGAACGCATGATCTACAAACAAAGACGCAGACAAAGACGTATGTTAGACGCATCAGCAATCATTATGGGTCTAATCGTTTCTGGCGGGGTTGTCTGGACTACTGCAAATATTATACAGGGGTTGAGTAATGGATGAGTCCGCAAAGCAAGTGATTGATGTAATGAGCGTAGGTACTATGTTAGGAGCATTAGGTTCAATGTTACCGCCTGTTGCTGCTCTGTTTACTATTATCTGGACAGGTATACGTATCTGGGAAACAGAAACAGTACAGGGACTTAGGAACAAGGACGAAGACTAAGATATGTGGACTGCACTCATAGGCCCTATCGCTGGACTCGCTAAGACTTGGCTCAGTAACAAGCACGAGCAGTCACAAGCCAAACACGTAGCTAAGATGGAAGTCATCAAGAACACAGCTACGTGGGAACAAGAGATGGCTGCTGCTAGTGCAACCTCGTGGAAAGACGAGTGGTTTACTGTGGTACTGTCGATGCCTCTTTTAGCCGTATGTTACGGAGTGGCTATGGATGACTTGAGTATTATGCAACGGGTA